ACGGCAAGGTTTATGTCTACAAGGCCGACATCGCCAAGTATTTTGCCAGTATCGATCACGAGATTTTAAAGGGCCTGCTGCAAAAACACATCGGCTGCCGAAAAACCCTGACGCTGATCCGCGAGATGATCGACTCAAGCCCCGGGCAGACCGGCATCCCCATCGGCAACCTGACCAGCCAGCTGTTCGCCAATATCTACCTGCACGAGCTGGATTTGTTCATCAAAAATACCCTGCGCGAGCCGCGCTACATCCGCTACATGGATGATACGGTTATCGTCCACCACGACAAGAAGCACCTCGGGGCGATCCGCGCGCAAATCGAGGCGTTTCTCTGCGAGCGCCTGAAGCTGCAGACCAACAGCAAGAGCCAGATCTACCCGGTGGCTTTGACCAGCGGCCGCCCGCTGGATTTTCTCGGCTACCGCATCTGGCTGACGCACCGCCGCCTGCGAAAAACGAGCGTCAACCGCATGCGCCGCGCACTGAAAACCATGGTCGGCCAGTACGCCAAGGGCGACATAGCTCTCGACAAAGTAAAACTTCGCATCGCGTCCTGGTTGGGGCACGCCCGACACGCCGACAGCTTCCGGATCCGCGCCAAGCTACTCAGCCACGCAATCTTCAGGAGGAACCCATGATCTGGCCCCACCGTGTAATTTTGATCGTCCCCGCATCTCTGCTCGACACTGCAAATAAAATCGGCAGGGCCCTCGACCCTGACACGGGCGGGGCTGACACCTTCTCCACCCCGCTGCCGAACGCCACGAACCCCACGCACTACGGCGCCAGCACCGCCGCCGCCGAGAGTTTCGTGCAAACAGTCCAGGCCGTCATGTCCGGGCAGGCTTCGCTCTTCGATGCCGTCGCCGCCGACTACGCCCTACGCTGGCCTGGCCTCGCCGTGCCCACGGTCGAGGAGTGCGACGCGTTTCTTGTCCAGGCCACGATCCGGGTTGACGTGCCGTGGAACGATGTGCTGGCGGAGTTGGGGCTGATCCCGGCGAATGAGGAAACGGCATGAAGATCGCTCCGGATAAAGCAAAGCACTTCCTCGCCGGAGGACTCGTCGGACTCTCGGCTCTTTTCGTCGGCTGGTACGCCCTTGTTCTGGTCGTCATTGTCGGCATCGGCAAGGAGGTCTACGACGAGGAAAGCGGCAAAGGAACTCCGGAGGTTATGGATGCCCTTGCTGCCTGTGCTGGGGGTCTTCTCGTGGTCGGTCTGATCGAGGTGGCTAACTATTTTTGGAGGGTTTACTAATGCTATCCAGCTCAAAAATAGGCCAGAAGGCCGCGCTCATTCTCGCAGACACAGGGCATGTCACCTGGACGGTTCCCCAGCTCGCCAAATGGATCAACCTGGCCTGTCTGGACCTGGTGCTGCTCAAGCCGACGGCGCTGACCGCGAGCGTGGCGATGCTGCTGGCCTCCGGAACGAAGCAGAGCCTGATCGGGGCGGCCTTTAAAAACACGGCGGACGGGACAGCGGCGGCGCTGACGGCGCTGCAGCTGCTGGAGCCGGTGCGCAACATGGGGGTCGACGGCCAGACCCCCGGGCGGGCGATTACGACCGCCGAGCGCAGCGTTTTGGATACGATGCTGCCGGGGTGGCATGCGTCGACGGCTGCAAGCGAGATCCGCCACCTCATTCCCAAACCGAAGGACCCGCAGGGCTTCTTCGTCTATCCGCCCGCCACGTCGGCTCCGGCGGTGTACGCCGAGGTGTTGGTGGCCCGGGCGCCGGTGAACACGCTTTCCGACTCCGCAACAGTGCTTGCCGACGACGACATCGACGCGGGGCTGGACGACACCTACGAGAGTGCCCTGGTGGACGGCGTGCTGCACCGGGCTTTTTCCGGGGACAGCGAGACGGCGGACCCGCAGCGGGCGCAGTGGCACTACCGGCAGTTCGCGGCGGCCCTCGGCGTGAAGGTGCAGACGGAGAAGATCTACGCGCCCAGGCGGCGCGACGAAGGGGAGGCATAGATGCTGATCCGGGAACATCTTTTCCGCGGGCAGATCCCGGCGGCGGCAGTGCAGCACCTGCCGACGGAGGCGGCGCAGATCTCGAAGAACGCGGTGCGGGAGAAGGGGAATATCCGCCCCCTGAAGGACACTCTGTTCGTTGCCACCCCGGCCAAGGTCGGGACGAAGCAGGCCATTCACCTCTTTGCCGGCGACACCTGGTTTCACTGGCTTACCGCGGTGGACGCGGTGCGGGCCCCGATCCCCAACGACACCCAGGAGCGGACCATCTTTACCGGCGACGGGGCGCCGAAGGTGACGGACGCCTCCATCGCTACCTCCGGCGGAGGGGTGCTCTATCCGAACAACAGTTACCTGCTGGGACTGCCGGCCCCGGTGAACGCACCGGCTGCGGCAGTCCTCTCCCTCGACTGGTCGGCGAGTGCGGCCTACGCGCTGGGCCAAAAGATCGTCACGGGGGATTACCGCTACGGCGCGACGACGGAGGGGACCTCGGGGGGCACGGAGCCGACCTGGCCGACGACCGTCGGGGAGACCGTGGCGGACGGCACCGTGGTGTGGACGTGCGAGTCGGCGACTTCTTCGGGGGACACGGAGACCACGGCCTACCTGGAGACGTTTTTGCGGCGGTGGAGCGGCATCGACGAAGAGGGCCCGCCGTCGCCGTCCTCCAACCTCCTCGACGTGCAATTCGTCAACGGACAGGGGGTCGATCTCTCGGCGCTGAACGCGGCCCCGGAAGGCGGATACAACATCACGCACCGGCGGATCTATCGGGTGAACACGGCCTCCGAGAGCGCCTACCAGTTCGTGGCAGAACTGCCTATCGCCACGACGACCTATGCGGACACCATCCTCTCCTCGGCCCTGGGGGAGACCCTTGCGACAGAGGAGTACAGCGAGCCCCCTGCCGACCTGGCAGGCATCCGGGCCATGCCCAACGGGGTGCTGGTGGGTTTTTCGGGAAAGAACGTCTGCTTCTGCGAGCCGCACCAGGCGCACGCCTGGCCGACGCGGTACCGGCTCCCTTCGGACTTTAAGATCGTCGGCGTGGAGGTCTTCGGCTCTTCGGTGCTGGTGGCGACCGAAGGGGTGCCGTACGTGGCCACGGGGGCGCTGCCGGGATATATGACCATGGACCGCACGGAGATCACCCAGGCCTGCGTGGCGCGCCGGGGGATGGCGGATCTGGGCTCGTTCGTGGCCTACCCCTCGCCGGACGGGCTGATGATCATGGGCAGCGGCGTGGCCGAGAACGCCACCCGGGCGCTCTTCACCCGGGACCAGTGGCTTGCTCTGGCGCCCGCCTCCTTCGTCGCCGCGGCGCACAACGGCAAGTATTACGCCTTTTATGATACGGGGGCGGCGACGGGGTGTCTGATCCTGGACCTCACGGAAGGCTCGGCGGATTTCTGCGATATCGCAGCCACGGCCGTGCACGTGGACCTGCTGACGGATTCCCTGTACGTCCAGCGCGGCGACGATATCGTGAAGTGGGACGCGGGGTCCGCCCTGACTCTGAACCGCAAGGGGAAGCGGCACTCCCTGCCCCGTCCCGGCTGTCTGACGGTGGCGAAGGTGAAGGCGCTGGGCTACCCGCTCACCTTCAAGCTGCACGCCAAATTGGGAAGCGCCGCCGAGGCGACGGCGGTCGCGGCGGCCTCGGGGGGAGCGCTTGCGGCTTCCGGAGATACGGTTATATCCACCGCGACGGTGGCCAGCGCCAAGCCCTTCCGTCTGCCGGGGGGGTATCGGACCGAGTATGCCGAGCTGGAGGTCGAAGGTAACGTTGAGATCGAGGAGATCGCCGCGGCCGAAACGATGAGCGAACTGAGGCAGATATGACCACCAAAGCGCTTTTTCCCCAGATCAAGCTCCTGTCCAAGAACCCCACCCCGAGGGAACTGGCGGAATTCTCCCTGTCCGTGCGCGCGGCGCTCTCGGTGCTGCAGACGGTTCGGGAGGAGGTGTCGACCCTCGATCAGACCGTGCGCGCCGTCTCCGCCGCCGTTTCAAGCGTCGTGGGGACAGTGGAGGCTCCGAAGACGCCGAGGGGGTTCATCGTTACCGGGCTTTTTGCCAAGATCATGCTGGAGTGGGACGCTCCGGGCTACGAGGGGCACGCCTACACGGAGATCCACCGGGCGCAAGTAGACGACCTGGGACAGGCGGTGCGGGTCGACAAGGCGACGTTTCTGCTGTGGGTGGACGAGAATCTTCCGAACACCGCGACCTCGGAGACTCACTACTACTGGATTCGGCACGTCAACGCAAACAGCGACCGGGGGGCGTTCAACGCCGTGGCCGGAACGCCCGGCAGCACCGCCGACGATCCGGAGTACATGCTGGAGCTGCTGGCCAACGAGATCACGGAAAGCCAGCTGCACCTGGACCTCAATACCCGCATCGACAAGATCGAGATACTGGAGAGTCAGATCTACTCCCTGGCCGGGGAGATCGTCGGGACCGTCTTCGTGCAGGACGACGAGCCGGTGCCGGGGGTTGCGGGAATCCCCGATCCTATCCCCGATAACTCCCGCTGGTATGACTCCAACGACGACAACCATCCCTACATCTGGTACGACAGCGGCAGCGGACACTCCTGGCACGACCTGAGAGACCCTCGCATCGGGCAGAACGCCGCCGCCATTGACGCACTGGAGGTCACGGTCAATGACGCAGAAATGGGAATCGCGGCCAACGCCTCGGCCATCTCGGTTCTGGATGCGACGGTGTCGAACCAAGGAGATACCCTTGTCGCCCAGGCATCACAGATCACCATCCTGACCGCCGATGTCGGAGACAACGCCTCGACGATCGTCACGGAGCAGCAGGCTCGGGCCGACGGAGATGCGGCCCTGGCTTCCGAAGTTACTCTTCTCGAGGCGAAGGCGGAGACGAGCCAGAAGGCGTTCTTGGAAACATTCGACGGCACAGCCCCCCTCTTGCGGTGGCAGAACTATGACGGGTCTGGCGAGATGTCCGTCGAGACGGTTGCTGACTCGCAGTCCGGCGGAAAGGTGTTGCGCGTCGGAAACAACGCGGGGAACGATCAGGCCTGGCTCATCCATGAGGATAACATTCCTTTCGATCCCGAGGCCATCTACCGGATGACTCTCCGGGTCCGCCGCCCGCTCGGAATCGGTACATTTTATGCCGGATTCGCCGGAGTGGCTGCGGACGGGCTGACTTTCGTGGATGTAACCGGGTATGACAGTTATTCCTCCCAGTTTTTTTTCGTGGCCTACGGCGTCAGCCCCGGTACAGGCTGGACGGAATATGTCGGCTACGCCAAAGGTTTCGGCGCCTGGTCCTCTGCCAAGACGCTTGCCGATCCGGCCAAGCTGCATACGGACGTTCGGTATGTGCGTCCGCTCGTCCTGGTCAATCAGGGCGCGGCCGGAACGACCGAAGTGGACCTGGTGAAGGTGGAGGTCCTGAGCGCCGACATTCAGGACAATTACGCAGCGATCCAAACGGAGCAGACGGCTCGAGCTGATGGAGACGACGCGCTGGCTTCGTCCATCACCACCTTGCAGACGGAGGTGGGGGAAAACGCCGCAGCGATCCAGGTCCAGACGGAAAGCATCGACGGGCTGGAGACGCAGTTCACCTTGAAGAGCGACGTGAACGGCTTTCTCTCCGGGTTCGGTTTCGCCTCCGAGGCGCGGGACGCCACACCCTTCTCCGAGTTCCAGTTTTTGGCCGACCGCTTCGCCATCATCAACCCCAACGTCTCCCCGAAAACGATCTCCGATTTGACCTCCTCCGAAGGGACGGCCAGCGCCACCAGTACGGCCCACGGTCTTTCCACCGGTGACTACGTGGTGGTGACGGGGGCGGCACAGGTGGAGTACAACGGTACCAAGCCGGTCACGGTGACGGACGCGGACACCTTCACCTATCCGGTGACGGGAACCCCGGCAACTCCGGCCACGGTGCATCCCGGGTTCTCGGCCATCAAGTTCGGCGCGGCGAAGATCCCGTTCATCGTCCAGGACG